AGCCGGTTCCCTTCCCCTTTCTTCTGGTTCGGCGCGATCCGGACCATCAGCCCGGCACGGCGCTTTGATGCCCGTGGCACGTAATAGCCAATGGAGCGGGCCAGCCGCCCGGTCTGATACCCGGGGTTTTGCCCGGGAGTTGAAACAGCCCGCTTCATGACCAGCCGCCGGGCATCACGCATGTGGACCTGACCAATACGGATAAATGCCCGGCGCAACCTTGCCCGGTTGAACACCAGTTCTTTCGGTTGCTGAAAATCGACATGGAACACCGGTTTAGCCATACATAGTGTCTCCCGGCGTTTCTGCGCCCAGATCTTCACACTCCAGGAGCAGGTAACGCCGGGCCATATTTAAATCGCGGCAACGACGAATGGCGTACACCCTCCCGCTGTAAACCACCTCGTAATCAGAGGTCAGCCCGGCCCGGTAGCGCACGGTGAAATAGTGGGTAACGGCACTGTCAGTCTGGGCGGATTCATGCAGCACGGTGGCACTAACCTGCCGTACTTTTGCCCAGGCATACTGGCTGTTCTGGTATTCCGGCGTGTTGCCATAATCATCTGCCGGGATATCGGTACGCTGGCGTAGCAGAACCCGGCGGTTAAGTTCGCCAGGCTCAGGCAACTGGTAATCAATACTGGTTTGTGACTGGCGGTTTTTCATTGCGGAATAAACCTGTAGGGTCCGGCAATCCACTGATACGCCATGGGCGTTTCACTCTGTTCAAAATCAGAAACCGTGGAGCGGTGTTCATAAAAATGGGTGACCAGCATCAGCATCGCGAGACGCAGATCGTCCGGTACCACCAGCGCGGTTTCGTCTCCGCCTTCCGGGATATCCGTTTCCGCTGCATAAAGATTGCGGTTAAGAAATGTCGCCGTTCTGGCCTCAGCAGCGGCCCCTATCAGTGTCAGCAGCGCGTCTTCATCGGTATAGGTTTCTTCCAGCCGGAGTTGCTGCCTGATAACAGGCAGAGAAAGAATGCTCATCGGTCACTCCGCCGGGAGCCTGCGCTCCCGGTTTGATGAAAATTACTCTGCAACACCAATCTGCAGCAGTTTGATGGACTGCGAATCCGTCAGCATGCCGCCGGTGCGTTTGGTGGTGTAGAACCCGACAAAAGGTTTGTTGGTGTAGGGGTCGCGCAGAATACGTGTCCCGATACGGTCAACAATGGTGTAGCCGCGTTTGAAGTTCCCGAATGCAATCGCTTTGGCATCAGCCGCAATGTCCGGCATCTGCTCATTCTCGGCAACAGCGTAACCGGCCAGGGAGGACGGCTGGTTCAGCTCCAGACCGGGGCGCCACAGATAGTTGCCTTCGCTGTCTTTGAGGATGCGCACGGCAAACAGGCTGTTGTTGTTCATCATGAACTTAGCCCCGTTGCGGTGAACCTTACGCAGGGTATAAATCAGTTTCACGATGGCATCTGCTGTTACCCCGGCAGCCGCCCCGGACAGAATATGTTGCAGGGTACCGAAGGCGCGGGTTTTATCCGGATCCAGAGAAGAGGCATAAGCCAGAAAGCCTTTGGGCTTTTTGGTCCCGTCACCACTGGTGAAGGCAATTTCTTCTTTCTCGGCAAACTCGGTCGCCAGCTCACTGTTGATCCAGTCTTCCACGTTAAAGAACGCATCATCCAGCATGGTCTGGGTGGCCTGAGGGTTACCGTAGATTTCGCCCATAAAGGGTTCAATCTGCCCCAGTTTCGATGCATCCGTTGCCGGACGGGCATCCGTTTCGCCTACCCAACCAGAAGCCGTTCCGCCCAGGTTAACCAGCTTTTTGTAACTGGCCCCACCGACCGTAATGGTCGTGGCTTCCTGGCGCATCACCACTTCATCTTTCAGCAGGGTGAGAATACTGCGGTCCAGATCTTCCGGTACGGCGTAACCACCGTCTTCATCGTTGCCCACCTGCAGGGCTTTACGCTCCAGGTCGCGCAGCCCGTCATCACGGCCTTTGCGGACAAAATCCATAAAGGCCGCTTTATGCTCACCGGCCTCTTTGGTCTGCGTGGCACCGCCAGGGCGTTTCAGTTGTTTCAGTTCGTCTTCCAGTGCAGATTTCAGGGAGTCCAGTTCTGTCAGTTTCCCGTTCAGGGTATCCACCTGCCCGGCCAGCGCCGATTTTTCCTGCTCAACCGCCTCAAGGCGTTTGTCGTTTTTCTCGCGGAAGTCATTGAACTTCGCCTGCAGCTCCTGCGCGACCTGCTCAACGTCTTTAATTTCAACAGCCATATTCACTCCTGATTAAAAGGTGATGTTTTTAAGTGCATCCAGTGCGGCGCCCAGGCCACCGGCGTCACGCCGGGACAGTTCGCCATAGCCCCCGGCCATGAATGCTTTGGCCTGGGTGCGGGAGAGTCCAACATCGCGCAGGACCCGCTCGACAGTTTTCTGATCCGGCAGTTCGCCACGGGCAAAAGCGCTCTTTACGCCACTCACCCGGGCTTCATCATTGGACGGGAAAGTCACCGGACTGACTTCCCACAGGTCAATATCCTTGAGAAGAAAGGCTTCTTTGGTCCGGTCGTACTCCCAGTCTTTCAGGACATAACCAATAGAAAGGCCGGTTAACGAACCGGCCTTCATGTGTGCATGCGCCCGACGCGCCAGGGGATCATCGTCAATCAGTAACCGTCCTTTGACGTAGAGCCCGACATCGTCCTCACGCATCTCGGTATAAATGCCAATCGGCTCGGACATCTGGTGCTGCCACAGCATCGAGGGCAGTGCGTTTTTGCTTTTCCAGCCCGTCAGCGAATTGCTGAATGCGCCGGGTACCACAATGTCATCGAAGCTGTCTTTCACCCCGAAAACGGAACCATAGCCTTCAAATTCCCCGGCATCGCTGACAGATTTCAGTTTCAGCGGCACATCCAGGCGTTGTTTAGTCAGCATGGTGATCACCTTCTTCCTGTTTTTTCTTGCTGCCATCAGAGGGTTTTGTGGTCATGTTCATGGGTGTCAGGTACACATCACCACCCGGTCGCGGGTTGCGATCCTCCAGTTCAAGGCAGTCATTCGGGGAGTACATGCCCCAGTTAATCGCCGTGGCATAGGCTTCAAAGCGCGATTTCATGTCACCCCGCAACAGGGCGCCCACATTAAACTTGGCGTAATACGTGCCCTGCTTGCTGTCGCGTACCAGGCCAATATTGATGCGCTGCTCGATACGGGTGAGGTAAGGCACCAGGGAATAGTTGATAAAGCCCATCCCCAGTTCCTCTATGTTGTTGAATGTCGCCCGGTCCGTGTTCTGCACCATATGCATGGGGACACGAAACAGGCGGCAGATTTCTTCAAGCTGAAATTTACGGGTTTCCAGAAACTGGCTGTCCTCGGCACTGAGCGCCATGGATTTCCAGTCGAGCCCCATTTCGAGGATCATCGGCTTATGGGCATTGGCCAGCCCCTGGTGCTTCGCTTCAAAATCCGCTTTAAGCCGGTTATACGCGATATCACTCAGTTGCTGCTCAGTGCGTAATACGCCGGACGTCACCGCACCATTCCCAAATAACCGGGCACCATGCTCTTCGGTCGCCAGGCCGAGTGAAATGGCCTCGCGGGCATAGGCTATCGGGTTAAGCCCCACCAGCCCGTCCAGTGTCAGGATCCGCACATGCCAGATGTCTTCCTGCCCCAGCACATCCGTGGAGCCATCGGGAAAGGTCACCCGGTAAACCGGCTGCCACTGGTTATTCAGTTTGGGGGTGACAGCGCCCGGGTCGAGGGGGAGCAGTTCCACCACTTCGCCAAGGGCTTTCACCTTGTAGGCGTAGAAATTGCCACGCAGGCACAGACATAACACCACCAGCTCCCAAAACTCCTGGGGGGTCATGTAGTCATTAGGTTTCAGTGACAGCAGCTTATACAGGCGTTCACTGGTCGCCTTTTCTTTGCCCTTCCCCACTGAGCGGTACAGGCTGCACGGCAACATACCAATCGATTCGGACAGGACACGGATACAGCCAAACACGGCAGTCAGCCGCATGGCTTTCTGGCTGCTTACCCGTTTCCCGGTATAGGTGTCCCAGGAATACCCCACATCCTCGGCCAGTGCGGCAGGCGTGGTCACCGGGGCATCCCCTTTCCGGAACAGGCCGGGGAAAAACATTATTCACCTCCCGCCGGGCCGGTACTGGTGGTGGATAAAAAGCGCGCTGTCAGGCAGGACCAGAGCAGGCACAACAGACCACCGGTGATGAAGCCTGCCGGGGGATAAATCAGCCATGCGCCATATGACAGCAACAGGGCCCCCAGCACGCCGATTAATGGCGTGAGTATCATCAGGATCATAGATGCCTCAGGTTAAAGTGAACGGATGCCGTAGGACTCGATACGGTCAGACAGGGTTTCTTCTTTTTCGTACAACATCGCCCGGCCGATGGTCATGATCATTGCCACGGCGCCGTCAATCTTGTTTTCATTCTGCTCTTTGACGGGTTTCACCACATCGTCATTGCCTGGCAGAAACTTGCCGACCACATTGCTGATACACCAGGACATGATGGGGTTGCCGTCATGGTGAAAACGCCCGGACTCAATGGCGGCCTCCAGCTCCTTCATCGGGTCGGACATATTGGTGTAGTTCTGAATGATGGTAATGGGCGACAGGTCTTCATCGGCCAGATCATGAGACAGACCGGTTGCCCCGAACGGGTCAATGGGCGACTCTGAAACCGGATTGAGTTTGTTGGCGGCTTTGGCTTCTTCCAGGATATAGCGGTAATCCACCTCAGCCCCATCCGTGACCGTCAGCAATCCCATCTCCACCCATTTCTGGAAACGTTCAGCCGTGCGCCGGTCTTCACTGCGTTCAGTGCTGTACACCGTGTCATACGGCACCCAGAACCGTGGCGCCACACTGTAATAATGGGTTTTACCGTCAATCTCCCGGGTGAACAGCCTGGCCATGCTGTTCATATCCAGCTTGCGCGCCAGGTCGAACCCCAGAATACAGGGTTGCCCTTCAAAGCTTTCCAGCGTCAGGCTTTTATCCTCGCAACGCTGCCAGCTCACCTGGTTGAAATACGCCGCCCGGGCCGCCACCCAGATATTCAGGTGTTTGGTCTTAAACACACCGGCCAGACGGGCATT